GTTTCGACCCCGTTCTGATCTCCCTGATCAGACGTTCTATGCCCCAGCTGATCGCATATGATATCGCTGGTGTTCAACCCATGACTGGTCCTACTGGACTGATCTTCGCAATGAGAACCAACTATGGTTCTGAGCGTGATCCTGCAGCATCTGGCTACGACGAAGCATTCTTCAACGAGCCTAACGCAGGTTTCTCTGGTGGTTCTGGCACCTCCTACGATCCTGGCGCTTCTAGCTCTGCTAACAACGATGCTGAAGGCACCAACCCTGCTCTGCTCAACGATTCCCCCGCTGGCACCTACGAGCAAGCAGACGATGCAACTGGTATGACCACTGCATCTGTTGAAGCTCTCGACGATGCTACTTCTGGTAGCGAGTTCCGCGAGATGGGTTTCTCGATCGAGAAGGTCACCGTCACAGCAAGAGCTCGTGCGCTGAAGGCAGAGTACAGCTTAGAGCTGGCACAGGACCTCAAGGCGATCCACGGTCTGGACGCTGAGCAGGAGCTGAGCAACATCCTCAGCACTGAGATCCTCGCTGAAATCAACCGCGAAGTTGTTCGTACCATCTACACCAACGCTGTTGCTGGTGCTCAGAAAAACACTGCTAACGCTGGTATCTTCGACCTCGACGTTGACTCCAACGGTCGCTGGTCTGTTGAGAAGTTCAAGGGTCTCCTGTTCCAGATCGAAAGAGATGCTAACGCAATCGGTCAGCAAACTCGTCGTGGCAAGGGTAACATCCTGATCTGTTCTGCTGATGTTGCTTCTGCTCTCGGCATGGCAGGCGTTCTTGACTACGCTCCTGCTCTTGCTGGTAACAACGGTCTCGTTCCCGATGACACCTCCAGCACTCTGGTTGGTACTCTGAACGGTCGCATCAAGGTCTATGTTGACCCCTACTCTGCAAACGTTGCTGACAAGCACTTCTATGTTGCAGGTTACAAGGGTACTTCTCCTTATGACGCTGGTCTGTTCTATTGCCCCTATGTACCTCTCCAGCAGGTTCGTGCAATCAACCCCAACACCTTCCAGCCCAAGATCGGCTTCAAGACTCGCTACGGCATGGTCTCGAACCCCTTCTCCCAAGGTCTGACCCAAGGTTCTGGTGCTCTGACTGCAAACAGCAACCGCTACTATCGTCGCGTACAGGTTGCAAACCTCATGTGATATTGGTTCACATACTACACAGAGACCCTACGGGGTCTCTTTTTTTATGCTTACAATACTTCGTGAAGACTTCTGTACAAAAAATAAGAGTTAATTCAAACGGTCAGAATTTGCTAACATTTCTAATAGATAGTAGTAGAATTAAGCGAGGTGGAAAAATGATCCCTGACTCTCTCTATATTATTGTTCCCAGTTATGGAGGTGATCATGCACAATCTATCTTCCAGAAATCAATTAGATGAATGGCGTCACTTTGAACACACCGTAGACAATTTTGAAATCGAAAACCAAAAAATTAACGACTACTACGAGTGCTTAATTGAATGTGATGCTCTAGGACAGCATGTATGTAAATCTATTTGTAAAAGGATACTCCTATGATTCAAAACCCTTATAAATAAAACTACCGTGTGAAGGAAGTGTTCAGGGGGTCTCACGACCCCTCTTTTTTATGCCTAAATACTAGTGGAACAAAAAGACGTCAATGGCAAACTGGTATCAGGACCAACTAACAAACAGAAATTTTTTGTCTCCTATCGGGTTTTTATTCATCCTCGATAAGGCACAAAAAGTCTCATTCTTGTGCCAGAAAGCAGAAATTCCTACAATTGAATTAGGTCAAGTAGATATTCCAACTAGAGGTTTAGTTTCTATTCCTGTAGAAGGTAATATGAGATATAGTGATTTCACTGTCGAGTTTATTGTTGATGAAGATCTAGAAAACTACATGCAGTTGCATAACTGGATGCGTGCATTGGGCACACCTCAGGATTTAAATGAAAGAAAAATTTGGAAAGATAAATATGCAGAAGATCCTTCTGAAGATCCTAGATTTTCCGATGCAACTTTGCAAGTTTTAAATAATAACAATATTGCAAATTTTGATGTAGTATTCAAGGATTTATTTCCTGTAAATTTATCAACCCTGTCATTTGATGTAACTGGAAATGATAATGATTATTTCACAGCTACGGCAACTTTCAGGTATACTCTGTATGAAATCAGAAATGTCAACAAACTCACTCGCAGATGAACGAAAACCAATTACCTGAGTGGAAGAAACGTGCTCTTGCTGATCCAAGTGTGAAATATAAGCAAGCACGTATTATAATGGAAGGACCAAAGTGTTTAACTGACGCATGGTTTCTTCAAGCAATGAAATTTAAGTATTCTTTTAATAATGAATCTAGAACAACTTCAGACAATGTGGAAGACTGATTCCAAACTGGATGATGATCTTCACGATAATGATTCTCTAGCAATCCCTCAACTCCATATGAAGTACATGGAGTTTCATAATACTTACTCTCTTATGAAAAAGGAAAGGGAGATAGAGATGAAGCGTCTTGTTAAAGATAAATGGATGTATTACAAAGGCAAAGCACCATCTTCTGTATATAAGGAGATGCCTTTTGATCTTAAACTTACAACTAAAGAAGAAATTTCGATGTTCATTGAAGCAGATGAAGAGATCGGAAAACTTCAATTCAAGATTGACTACATAGACCAGGTTCTCTTCTTTCTTGATGGTGTGCTGCGAATGATTAATAACCGCACATATCACATCAAGAATGCTATTGAATGGAAGAGGTTTCAGAATGGATTCTAATGAACTACGGTCTGTACTATAAAGAGGTTGTATTTAATCGTCAGGCAATGAATATTGTTAGACGTGCAATCTCAGGGGATTTGAAATGGATAAAGGGCGAAATACATAACAATCTAAAATCAAATAGAAGTTCTGAAATAGCATGGTTGGGGGACAAAGATCTCTTGACTATGCTTTTGCGTATGCAGAAAAAAATTAATAGAGATGCTGGTTGGAATCTAAAAATCGATGGCATAGAACCTGTGCAGTTTGGTATCTATGGAGAAGGCGATTTTTACGACTGGCATGTGGACCAACATCCAAGACCTGTCAGGGGTAAGGTAAGAAAAATTAGTATGTCACTCTTCTTGAATGATGACTTCTCAGGAGGGGACTTTGATTTGGAGATATATAAACCAGGAGCAGATCCCAGGTATAAGACATTTAAGTCAAAACCAGGGACTGCTATTTTTTTCCAAGGAGATCAATGGCATCGGGTTCGCCCTGTCACTTCTGGATTGAGAAAGTCACTTGTAGCATGGTTTTATGGACCTCCTTATTCGTAAAAAGAATGAAGTATATCTTAAAGTTGAGGCAGAACCTCACATCAATTATGAGTTAGCAGACTTCTTTACTTTTGAGGTGGAGTCTGCAAAGTTTATGCAGAAACAAAAACGTTGGAAGGGATGGGATGGAAAGATCCGTCTTTATTCTCCAGCAACAGGAGAGATTTATTGTGGTCTCTTAGATTATCTGATGGATTGGGCGGATGAAAAGGGATACAAATATCGAATGGAAGAATGCAAATTTTTTGGTCATCCGATGGCACAGAACGATTTTATTACTCCCGAGTCGGTAGTTGGTTTTGTAAAATCCTTAGGACTTCCTCCTGCGTTAAAGGTACGCGATTACCAATATAAGGCAATATACGAAGCACTGAAGCACAACCGACGATTACTATTATCGCCAACAGCGTCAGGTAAGTCTCTAATGATCTATGCATTGGTGCGCTTCCATGCGAATGTAGATAGGAATATTTTAATCGTAGTGCCTACTACTTCTCTGGTGGAGCAGATGTACAAGGACTTTACAGAATACGGTTGGATGTGTGCCGATAATTGTCACAAGATATACGGTGGGCAAGAAAAATACACGGACCATCAGGTAGTAATTACCACTTGGCAATCTATCTACAAAGAACCTCGTAAGTGGTTTGATAGATTTGATGTCGTAATCGGTGACGAGGCGCACCTTTTCAAGGCTAAATCTCTTACGTCTCTGATGGGTAAGTTGCATGAATGTAAGTATCGTATCGGATTTACAGGAACACTTGACGGTGCGAATGTCAATCAGTTAGTTCTGGAAGGTGTGTTCGGCAGATGCTCTCAGGTAACAAGAACTAATCAGTTAATGGCAGCAGGACATGTTGCCAAACTCAAAGTAAAAATTGTGCTACTTAAACATGAAGAGAAACTCTTTGAAGGATACCAAGATGAGACTGGTTATCTTGTAGAACATGAAGGTAGAAATAAATTTATCCGCAACCTTGCATGTGATCTTAAAGGGAATACACTAGTTCTCTTCAACTATGTAGAGCGTCACGGAGTGCCTCTTTACGAGATGATAAATAGTCACACAGATAGACCCGTGCATTTTGTGCATGGTGGAGTCGATGTTGATGACCGCGAAGACATCAGGTTGCTAACTGAACAATCTGATAATGCAATTATTGTTGCCTCATATGGCACTTTCTCTACAGGCATTAACATTAAAAGATTACATAACGTTATTTTCGCCAGTCCTTCTAAGTCCAGAGTGAGGAACCTTCAATCTATA